GTCAACTTGAAATGAATCAAGTCGCCAAGTGCCGGCGTTCCGGCTATGGTGATACTGTCACTAGCTGGCGAAACATGAAGGTCTTCGTCGGCAATGACTTGGTCTATAACGTCTTGGGCTGTGCCCATCGTCGAAACCTTGTTGAGTGAATTATCATTGCTGTATGAACCGCCGGCCAGGCTTAGCTTGATAAACTCGTCGACATTTGCAGCCGTGTCGCCAGGTGACCAGTATGACTTGAATTTGATTGTCCCACGATTCCACGCTGACGGCATGACCAGATTGAATTCAACGCTTTGATCCTCGGTCAACCCGTCGAATTCAATGACGGCATGAGTCAAGAGGCTTGTGTCGAACTCAACGAATGTCGGCGGTAGCTGTGTGGCACCGTCGGTATCGCTTCCGGCCATCTGCGAGGCTGGTATCCAGATATGTTCAATGCCCGTCAGAAGTTCTCGAACAGACTTCTCCGTCGGTACGGACAGATCGTCAGCCGTTCCATTCTCGCGGATATCCGAACGCAACGTAAGCCCGTCTTTGAGCGTCTTACTTGCAGAATCCCACTGAGGAATCTTGTTTTCGGTTGTCGACGCTGGCGCGATGGTTGTCCCAAGATTCGCCTGCAACACCGCCCGCGTGACTTTCTTCGCTACTCCGCCTTGGATACAATAGAAAATATCGGCGTCGACCGTAGTTGTCACGGCCGCGAGCGCGGTAACATAAGCCTGCCACTTCGTCAAGACATAGGTGGCCAGCGTTGTCAGGGTACACTGCTTTGCCGTGGTTCCTTGCGTCACAAGCGCAAAGTTAGCGTCAACAAGTGCTCCGGCAGCGTCGACGTCGGATACGTCGAGAATTGCCGCCTCAATAATAGACCGGACGAATTCAGCAAGGACCGCACCCGTTATGGTCTTTTCAGTAGTGCCGCCATCTTTTAGCAAGAACACATCCGCAATATCAGGGTCAGTCTCGGCATCCTTTGCCCACATAGTATTAGCAATGCGCTGCAAGACAATGTCGATGTCCTCGGGTTTCATTACGCCGGACTGCATTGTAAAGATACTATTCCCTGCAGCCACAGATCCGGTAGCCGCAACAGCCTCGATCGCGTCGATAATGAACTGTTTGACTTGAGTAATCGTGACGCGCTTCGCCGAGAGTGCGTCAGAAACAGGAACAAGCTCTACGCCAGTCACACTAGCATCAGCAGTCGCATCAGAAATCTTTACACCAGCCATTACCTTAACCTCCCGAGTTGCCTTGCCACTACTGACACGGCCTCGTACGACCAACGTGCGTCCGATGACAGCCAAACTATCACCCATGCCCCACGAGCGCGAGGACGTTCTACAAGATTACGTAGACCTTCCCAGTTACCCGAGGCAGAGACGCCTATCGCATCTTCATCGTTCAAAACAGCATTTATGCCAAGCACCGCGGCGTCAGCGACAGTTTCGGCGCTTTCTCCCATCATTACCCGCCATGTGACAAAGTCGTCATTATCAGCCAGAATACCATGAATCTCTGCCAGCATAGCGTCTTTCACGTCATTCTGAGAGATCCGGAAGGGCCCCAGGAGAACATGGCTCTCGATATCAACACCATCGTCCTGAGTAGCCGTAGAGCTGAACTTGCGCAGGATACCATCCTTGCAGCCTAAAACGACCTCTGAGAGCCCGCTACCCTCGACACGGGACACTGCAAGCGGTTGATGGTTACTAGCGAGCCTGACGGGCCACAGAGCCTTGTTGTCGAGATCAAGCCACCAATGAGTGCCTATCCCGACTAAAGGCGTGATAAACAGGTGAAACCCGCGCCCTACGGGGTCATAGACCATGTTAATGGTATTGGTCGTGCCGCTGACGTTCCGGAGCTCCCCAGGGATACGTTCCTCGCTGAACCGCATCGGTCGACCGTTGGCGCCCACATCCCATAGATACAGGCCGTCATTGCTCAAGAAAGCAATCAGCCCGTCAGGAGTCTTTGCCCATGCCTCCGGCGATATGATCCCTATATCTTCGGTCACCGCGTCTATCTGACCCGTAGTAGGATCTCCCCGGAGTGTCCAAAGACTATTCTCGCACGCCATTACAAGCACCTTGTCACGGTGAGGAATAAGAGCTTTGGGGACCGCACCGATACCGCCAGCATGCTCAAGCTGGCCAGCTACGGCCCTGCCTACGTCGGTCATCTCCGCGCCCATATCCCAGTCAGTGAAGTCGGATGTTCGAGAAGCATGCCAGATATGGTTCTTACCCGTCAGAAAGAGCCGATCGCGATACACGGCGATAAGAGGCTCTGCGGTCGGCAGGGTACTCCCCTCTTTCGGTGTAACCGGGTCAATAACACCCGTATTCGGATCGTAGACACGGAGAACAGAATCAGCCAGGTATAGCTTGCCGCCTCGCTCTGCGGCATGGTAAGCGTTTGTATCGCCTATCGGATTGGCGGCTGATACCGTAGCGTCAAAGACGATGTTGGTCCCATCCTCCCAGAGCATTGCATTGCCGTCAGGCCACAAAAGATTAGCTTCAATCGTCGATACGGTGGATCCGCGGAGGTACGAGATGGTTCCGTCGCAGATAATTACGAGATCATGCTGTCGATCGCCGTCACTATCGATGCTCGTTATCGGGAGTAGCGCAGTAATAGCCGCGCCAAAATCGTTGGAGTTGACCCTTGTAAGACACGGTCTGGACCCGCCGCGCTCCCGTGCTTCAAGCGGGCCTACGCCTCGAACATTGATAGCCCAGGGAGTAGCATAAGGCCGTGGCTGCTCTCGATACCCTCGTCGCCGGGCTACGCCCGCAAGAGGGAAAGAGAGTGTTTTTTGGACAGTCCTTGGCACATTCAGCCCCTTCAGCTTGCGCTAAGAGCTTATACGCCCCAAAGTTCAATCACGAAGATGCCTGCGGAGTAGTCAGCCGCAGTATTAGCTCCGCAAGCCAGATATAAGTACTCGTTGGCAGGCGGGAAGGCAGTAAGGATACCAACTTCACCAGCAGCCCAATCGCCATGATCTAACAGCTTCGCCGCGCTTCCAGTATCAGCAGTATCAATACCTGCGTCCTGTGCGCCTACGCCACCATCAGCAGCATAGAGATCAACATCAGGATCGCCACCAGCAGGAGTCTCGATACAAGAGATACGTCCTGCCGTGATTGTCCCATTTACAGCAGCGAGGATCTGGCCGATATGACAGTTGACCGTGCCGCCGTCTTTGCCAATGATGTCATTAGCCGTTCCACCATCATTGAGCCCGGTCAGATCAATCAAGATTTCAGTCCTGAACAGACCCCCAACCTTCGTAACGCGATGTTCGCATATTGTGTTAGTTCCGGTTGAGATACCAGTGCCAGGCGTCATATCTGCCAGCACGACAGGTAGCTCAGAACCACTCACGCCTACTGAGAGAGCCGCCGTTTTTACGGCATCAACAGCCGCGTTTGCGTCGAGGATAACAGCGACACTTGCCGTAGCAGTACCAGCCGTAGCACCAAGCAATGCTTCCTGTGCGACAGTCAAACCAGCTATAGCCACAAACAAACTAGATAGTACAGTACCCTCGTTGACGTAGAACGCAGTTCCAGCACCGCCGTCGGTGTGGTGGAAGATCGCGCCTGTACGATAACCCGCAGTAGTGTCTACCGGGACCGTTGCGCCGCTGTCAGAAAGTAATCCGCCGTCTTCGTTAGTTGGGAGTCCCTGTCGAGCCAGTTTCAGTATTCTTGTCTGCATGGTCTTGTCCTCGTTGTTGGTTGACTGTTACCCATCACTTATGATTGTGAATTTGTTCCCAGCGCCTGCGCATGAAACTGGCTGAAACTCCTTTCAAATAAATCTTGATTACCCAGTTAGGGTGATCCTCCTTTACCAGTACAGATTCAAATGCACCATTATTCTCATCGAAAGTCAAGAGGCTTCCGTCATCTTTCTCGCCTGTAACCCATCCTTTATCATGTAATGCGTCAGCATCGCTCTTAGATCCATCCGGTTTTCGAAGGTTTGGCGCGCATGTAAAGGAATCATACCGCATCCCCTTGTCGGCGGTCAGTGACCAGTACCCGTCAGGGCTCGTATAGGTGAATTCATGGCCTAGAGTCCACTTGACGCCTAACGCCCTGAACAGTATTTCCCGAGGGATACCGACGATAACAAGGGCCGTTCGCGTAAATATGTTCATTGAGACCTGTCGATGTTTAGATGTCCGCAAATAGCCGCAGTATCTTTTCCCACGATATCGACTTTGCCTTCAATATTCCGAAGCCAGGCCAATCGTTCAGAACACTCAAGCTCTCTCGAAATTATTCGTTGCTCCAATTCAGCCAGCCTTACATTGATCCGGACAACAGAGATAGCCATCCAACCCATAAACCCGCACACAGCGGTAATACCCAACCCCGCAACTACCTCTATGAGTATACTCATCAAATCGGCACTCCGTTGTAAGTAATATCGGAAGTAGCGCGACGACGATTGTGATCGTACGACGGTGCCCCTCCCCCCTCTGTCCCACTCATACTTCCAAAACGTTTCGCCCCGAGCTTTCTATCCTGCGCGATACCGGCACCGAGAAGATCGACAAAAGAATCCCAATGAATACCGCGCTCGTCATTGGCACGCAGCTCCGCGATCGCCAGGCAACTCTCGGTTATCAGCTCGGCGTGTCTCATGCCACCTAAAGGATAAGGCAAATCGTCGGTAAGCGGGCCAGTATAGCCCTCGTACTTGTACGTCAGCGTGTACGCATCATTAGGGATAGGCCACCACATGACCTCCAGCCGCTGGCCGGCAGTCTCGGTCACCGCGTCACCTTTCATTCGGATGGACGCATATTGCGGCTTGTTGGTATCTGTCGATTGCTGTAAGAGTCCGAGAATCCGCGATTCACTGACAAGAGGAATAGAACTAACATGCTGATCCGGTTCATAATAAAAGCAGTCAAACACCCGGCCGCAATTATCAGGAAGATCATTTTCACTTTGGTCAGCGACGGTGTCCAGTGTTGTCGTTGGATGAAGGAAAGACCAGTCGTAGCCGGCCTCTATACCGTCGACCTTTGGCGGGAAGTAGAATTGACGAATACCGGATTGAATGAACCGGTCTATTTGATCGAACTGCGCTGTCTCTGAAAGATTGTCGGGGACAGAGCCGTAACCGAGGAATTCACTAACGATAAGTATCAAGTCGGAATACTTGATTGACAATAACGATTCAGACACGGGACCTACTCCTGGGCAGCGTCAGATGGTTCGTGCTCCGGCTCTTCGGTCACAGGATCCTTATCAGGACTGAAACGACCGTCAGTCAAATCACTGAGCATGATAACAGTGGCGAATCCTTCAGGAGTGAGCCGGCCAGGTTGAAACGAGTCCTTTCGACGCTTGAACTCCCTGTAGATCCGGATCATGGAATCAGGCAATTTCCCAGGATAACCCATAACAGGGAAAATAGACTGCGCGTATTCGTCGAGCCGCTCGTCTTCAATGCTGCTATCGATTGCTGTTGAATCTGCCTCATTACCCATGACATTCTCCCAAGAAGTTATGACGCGGAGCCGGATGTCCGACTCCGCGCCTAGATTACAGTTTCGGTCTACGCTTCAGCAGCGTTGCCGGTTATGTCCGTGAGGCGCCAGTAAACGCCACCATATTCGAAGTATGCTGCGTCAGCCGCCGCTGCAATAGCGCCGACTTCGGCCAGATCGCGCGTACCCGCGAGCTTCCAGCCATTACTTGTAGCCAGGTCTATAACGAAGACATAGCTTGTCAGCGTGCCGAGGCAGATAAACGCCTTCTGCTCTCCCGGCAATTTACCAAGAGCAAGTTCGACCTCGGCATCTTCTGACAGAGTCAAACCACCGCAGACGTATGAAACGCCGCCAACCATGTGATCCATGGATGATCCAGCAGCATTTGGCACACTCAAGAACTCAATACCGCCGCTTTCATCGCCTTCGAGAAGGTCAACTTGTGCTTTGATATTGCCGGTATAGATATAACCGGTCAGGGTTATACTGCCCGTGGTCAGTGTGCTCAGGCAAGAAGACGTCAGCACGATAGTTGTAGTTCCTCCGGCAGTGATCGAATCAATCGAATACTTGCCAGGTACGAGGACGCTTGTTCCGTCACATTCCCCACCCACGATTACGAGAGTATCGCCAACGGCCATATCAGATGAGTCTGCTACGGTCACTGTTTTCCCGTCAGTACCAGAAACAGAGATTGTTCCGCCTGTCATGCCAGATTCAAGCATTTCTGCAACAGTCTGACGAGGGATCGCAGATCCGCGACCTTTATACTTGCCGGTATAGAACCGGCCAGCGCCAGTACCACCACCTACCTGGAAAGTCAGGAGGCCCGTGTCGATAACAGTATCGACTGCCAAAGCGACCAGAATGCCCTTGCTACCAGGCACATAGATCTCTATGAACTGACCGCCGGAATTGGCGGAGTAATTGCGTGCAGCAACACCAGCAAACGATGTTTGATTGCTTGTGCTTGGACGTTCTACATAATTGACGCGACGAGTATCGATGCTTGCGGGCGTGCCATAATCCGTATTATGACACACGGCTTCGCCCTGTTTTAGAGCGTCTGTGTCTGAGTACCATACCCACTTGCTGATTCCATCTGCCTGCGCTACGTGTCCATTGATGCTCGTGTCCATAACAGAACCCCTTATTTCAATCTCTAATCAATTTTCAAACAATTCCCAACACTACCCGAATCAGTCTCCCTACTTATAGAGTACGGCCTGCCTACGAAGATCCGTGCAGATCATGTTGAGCGAAGCGTCCATATCAATGCGCCGTACCAGATGCATATCAGGCACTTGGTAAGGAGGCGTCAGGTTGTTTTCCCATCCTGCCATGACACCAATAGCCAGCGTTTTCCAGTCCAGCATGTAGATCGGATCAGTGCTGTCGTCATCGAGTTTCGGAGCATACGTCAACGGCGTGCCCTTGAACATCGTGCGGCCACCCTTGCTGTCGAGGTCATTGCCGAGATTCATATTATTACTCTCGAGCAACTCTTCCATCAGACCGATGGGAGTATCGCCCAGGTAAATGCCATTTCTCATGCCACCTACGGCAGGCGTAGCGTGCGACACAGGAGAACGAAACTTGCTCTTTCTGACAGCTTTGCGCATCTTGCGCACGACATCTTCGCCAGTTATGGCAGCATACTGAGCAGTCCAGTTTGCCCAGCGACTATACGTGCCCTGGTCGATGTCAGCTTTACCATTGGTGAAACCAGTCGGGTTACCACCGTTGAAACCTTCAGTGGCGCTTCGTGTGATCCAGTACAGGATTCCGAACGGAGTCATCGTATCAGTCGAATCCGTGGGCTTACCCCAAAGGATGTCTTCGAGAAACTCAAACCAGCTCCCCATCATCCCCGTGTACTTGGTCTGCAGAAGGTTCACGATAGCAGTACCGCCCCGCTGAAAAGCCTTTTCACGCAGGTCGTAGGAATAATGAGCATTCAGATGACGAGGGGCAATAGTCCCATTCTTCATCGTGTCGGTCAGCGCGGATCCGTCAGTTTGGTACAATCCGACTGTGCGAGCCGAATGATTGTGATCCATCTGCGCAGCGAATTCCCAGTTGTCACCACCCTCAAACACCTTCTGGCGAGTTTTCCACATTTCGCGAACAGCGATATGATCGGTCAGATCAGTTTGCATATCGACGAATGCGCCACGTTTGACCATCTTGTTCTGAGTTTCCAGTACGAGATCCGCGATTTCAGTATGTGTCATTCCCATGATATCCCCTTATTTCTTAAAGTGTGCTTCGTCAATTTCGTCGGCTATTTCTTCGCTGACAGACTTTTTCTCTTTCCTTCCTGCAGCTCCATCGGGTCTTGACGTCCGTTGCGTGGATCGCTTTGCCAGCTTTGCAGTCTTGGCAGCTTTCCACACATCTCCCTGAACGTCACTGAGAACAACGGCAACAGCTTCCTTGAAAACAGCGCCTCGATCGACTTCCCCACCGCCAGCTTTGTGGCCAGCTTCAAAGATATCAAACTTAGTTTTCAACTCCACCAGCATTTCAGGCTTATCTTTCAAAACAGTCGCGACATCTTCTCCGAGCCCGGTTACCTGGCTTTGAAACCAATCGCCGCGTTGCGTCACACTCTGCGCTTGAAATCCCTTTATTGCCCCCTGCTGAGCGGTGATGATCTCTTTCAAGACTTCGACAGCCTTAACAATCTTTTCATCATACTCTTCAGGATCTAATTCTGGGATTGCAGCAAACAGATCTGTTTCTGCAAGCTCTTCAACGTTTTCGCTACCCTCTTTTTTCGGCGCTACCAAAGCAATGACGTCATCAAGGGCTTTCGCATCCTTAATTGTCCGCGCTACTGCAATAGACACACCAGCCTGTACCGCTCTCTCAAGTTGCTCGTCAGTTATCTCACCGGATTGTTCGCTCTCGGTGTCCTTGGCAACTTTGTCTTTGTCTTCTTCGCCCTCTTTGGACGGCAAAATGGTTTCCTCGTCGACGATGACTTCCTCTTTTTCATCGACAATGACTTCCTCTTCGGCACCAGGCTCTTTTACTTTCGCCTTAGCTTCGAGTACGTCATCAATAGCACCATCGACCTCAGCCGACAATTCTGCAGGAACTTCAGTATGCTCTTCTTCGGCAACAGGAGTTTCTGTCTCTTTCGGTACAGCTTCTTGTATCATTACATCGCCCATAATGGTTCCTCTCTACTACAGATAACTGGCCTTGTCAAACATTCCTCGACATTTTAATGCTTTTTTTCTGTGCTTCGCATCCCTATATACTGGATCGCCCTGCGACGTTACATCCGTAGGAACGCCTACTTTCTCGAAATGAGCCCGTAATTCGCCCGCCTGGTCAGGGTTCACACCGGATCCAACACATGCCATTGGCCAGCCTGCGGTGGCAGGGACAGATGCATGCTCAGCACGGAAGCTTCGTTTTGCCATTTGCTTACCCACGCGCACATGGCGAGGTGCCTTGCCTGCCGGATACACGCGCTCAACAATTGCCCCGCCAGTAGTCTCATAGCAATAGATCATTATGAGGGTTTCCCTATAGCTGCCGCTTCCGCATTTTGAACCTTGCCGCCCATAAGGAGCTGCGACAACGAAGCATCCTTTCCGCTGCGTGACGCACCCGGCCGGCTGATTCGTTCAGATGTATGCTTTGTGTTCTGTGCCCGAGGTTGGGCCTCGCCACTGGCTTGCACCGGTACCTGCTCAGGCGGCTCACCGAATTTGATAAGCTCGCTCAGCTCAGGAATGTTGTTAAGTTTGGAAACGAGATCGACAAGCACCTTAAAATCAAGCTGGCCACCCTGGGCCTCCATCATTGGAAGGAAGGGAGTGACAAGTCCGTCGAGGACTTCGCGAATCTTCTGCATCTTGCTCGCCGGCGTATCGCTCTGCATCGAGAAGGCGTCTATCTGAAAATTGAAATCGAGGAAGTCGCCTTCGCGAGTTTCATCTGACCAGATACGTGATATCGATATGTTGGTGCCCTTCACAGATTTCGCAACGACGCGCTCTCTTACCGGGTCAGTCCATTCATACCACGCGAGAGAGCCGAAGATACCATTCGTGAATTTGAGTGTTCCTTCCCGCATGAAATCTATACGTGCATTTGCAGAAGCCGATAATAGCTTGTCCTGTCCGACAGTGTCAGTAGCCGGCGCGAGGCCTCCCAGTGTGTCAAGGTTACCGGCTGCATAGCTGAACAGATCTTTCACCTGCAGGAACACCGAGAGCACCTGCGGGTCGATTGCGCCGACATCCAGGGACGTAGGCGCTTGGCCGGCATAGGTAATGCCTTCGCCGTCTGCTGCGTCTTTCAAGGCTTTCACACTATCTTCGTTGCCGCCTGGAAACGCGATTACATTCTTCTTGTTATCAGCCTGGCGCCCGATCTTGCGGAACAACTTATTGCCCAGTTCATGCAGATCCTGCCAGAGAGCTACCGGCGGCAATGGAAGTAAATTGCCCGGAACATCTGAAAACCCAAGAGTATGATAAGGACTGTGCTCAGGACCGTCCCAGTCGATGATATTGAAGACTTTGAGACTCTTGACACCGTACGTCACTAATTTCCCTTCACGAGACAGCCACACGTCACGAAGCCACACCCGCTCCTTGTAAAGTTCGGCGCCCTCGTCGGAACTGACACTTTCCGCGCGAGTTTCCCCTTGATCGCCGGTCACCGTATGCTCGTCAGGTTCAAGGTCTGACGTTTTGCCGTCATACAAAGCTCGTGCGTCTTCAATAGGTAACCAGTAGTCATTACCTTCAAACTGAATGTTGCCACGAGTCTTGGCACTCATATCGAGAAAGTAATCGTCGATCGAAACGACATCGACATAAGGCTCTCCAACATCGTGCCCGAGTACTTCTCGGCCAGACGAACTAATGCCAACCTTGACGATGCCCATGGAGAACAAAGCTTCAATGACGGCACGTTGCAGGGTAGCGCCCAGATCTATTTCATCTGGTATCTGGTTAAGTGCAATCTCTGCGCTCTTTGCGAATGGACGCAATGCGACATTCCCGGTAGTCACCATGACACGAGGCGCCTGTGCTGCGAGTTGCCGGGTATAGATAGTCACAGCCATTTCAAGGAAGTTAGTTGGAACATTCCGCTCAGTACCACCATTAGTGTAATGAGATCCAACATATTGCTTGATTGCCTCGATACGATTCATTCGAGGCGTAGCAAGCTGCTTGACAGACCAGTCTATCGCTTTCCGAAGATTATCAAAATCCACGCCCATATCTGTAGACATAATCTATCCTTTCGCCCATCCATACCCAAGCGCATACGCCGCGCCCAATGCCGATAGTGCCACTGCGATTATCAGTGCGGCTAGTGCTAGCTTGAGATTGTTCATTCGTTTACCCGTTTCGTCTATCCGGTATTCGATCATGGCGTCACCGTAACAGTCCAACTTTTCCCTTCAAGACTTGTCTTTGCCGCTAACCCCGTGCCGCTTGGAGCATCATTATTGCCAGCAACGTCTACGGTTCCATTAGTCGCCGTGCTCGTGTCCAGATCAACAAGGATATTATCAACGTTTCCCCCTATGAGGGCACAGTCCTTGAAATTAAGATCAAACCCGTTAGCCGTGTTAGTAGAAAACATGCCCCCCGTGCTCTCATATGTCAGACCAGAGTTCTCACAGCCAAACGCAAGTAGTGGGAGTATGCCGGTCAGGGTACTTACATCACCTACTAGCTTCGTGCAATTTCCATAAAGAGCCTCAGCACTTGTGGCTAGCGGTGGAAAATCAAAAATGCCATTTGTTAAACCATCACAGTTGTAGAAGGTTGCACGAAATCCACTTGTTGAAACCAATATATTATACTTGAATAAGTCGGCAGGAATAGTCCCAGTTAAATTACCACAACCATAGAAGGTTGCATGAAATCCATATGTTGAAACTAATATATTGTACTTGAATAAATCAGTTGGGATA